TGCGTCCACAAAAAATGCAGGTATCATATTCCCGTATGACCCTGCATCCTTTATCATAATAGATTCGCTGCTTCGTGATATATGCATGTTTACACATTATCTCACCCTCTTCCAGGTATTAAAAAAGCACCCGCTATGAGTGCTTATCTGCTGCTTCTCTGATTTTCTTTTTGTATTCTTCTAATAGTTTTCTTTTCGGTAACACTTTTCTTGTACTAAGCTGCTGACCTTTCAAAGGAGGAAAAGATGCTTCTAACTCCTGGTCTTTCTTGACCCACTCTTCAAAAAGTGCTTTTTGTTTATCATTTAGCTTTTGATTTGACATATTTGATATATCCCTCCTTATCCAGCTGCTTAAAGATCAATTCATGGATATCTCCTTCAATCTCCCCATACATCAATACTGTTCCAATGTCACCATACATATAGCTGTCATAATCAATTGATGAGATATCTTTCAAGACCTTTACTTCATAACGCAGATTTCCATATGTTGCTCTTAATTTATCGATGACAAGACCATAATTTTGTAAGAACCAGAAATCATCATTTTCAAAAGAATTTGTTTCAACATCTTCTAAAATAGGGTGGTTATGTAGGATAATCGCATCTTTCAGATTGGCTTCATCAAATCTGACTGACTTCTTATCTCCTGTATAATGAAACACTTTACCATCAGCCTGTAAAACATAGGAATGCTCAACCGGTAGATCCTTAATTTCATTTTCATATTTATGGATGTAATTGTCAACATGTTTCATGTCGATTTTCTCAATCAGTATCCCTGCAGCATCATTTGCTTTACCGCCAGCACTGCTCCCTAGCATAACTTTTCTATTCGATATGCTTTCCCTAGCGTAATTACGTTTCATATCTGGATACTTTTTCAGGAAGTCTGCCTGGCGTTTCTGCCATTCTCTAACTTTCTTCGCTTCTCTGGTGTTGTCCACGCCACCAGCCTTATTTACAGCCTGCCTGCGCTTCCATTCACGGATCTTCCTCTCGTTATAACGCTGTTCCTGATCTAGCTCGTACTGCTTTGCGTTGGCTTCCTCATCATAGTGTTCGAAGGATAATTCACCATCGAAATTTGGAAAGAAGTTATGCCGACAATTCCACCCGCATAGTCCGGCACCGGTTCCGTATCCGGTAGCTTCATAGAAGTTCTGCAGTCCATTGACCGGTGTTTTCCGCCAGAACAGCATACCCTGCCATTTCGCATGTTCCGGTCTTGCCCCCATATGGGATGTCGTTTCCACCAGATTGCAATCCATCTCATCCAGATTCTGCTCCTGACATCTGGCCGCGGTCTGATTGACACCTGTCCGCAATGCATTGCGTATGGCACTATCAGCTCTTCTATGTGCACCGGTTGGATAATCTATCCATCGGATCCCGTTCTTTCCTAAATCGTTGACTGCTGTTTTCACTGCATCTGCGAAAGAAAACGCTCCGGATGATACAGAAAGATATGCCTGATCCAAAGCGTGCTCAAATGCCATGTTTGCTGCAGATGCCATCGAATTGCAGATGTTACGTATTTCTGTATTCGTAGAGCGGATACCATTCAGAATAGCTTGTGTCAGATCTGGATGCGGAGGTTCTATCCCTGCTGCTTTAGCCATATCATTATCTTTCTGCACAGATCGATAAGAGGAATCGCGTATGATCTCTTTCACTTTCGTATCAGTGATGTTTAGAACTTCCGATATCGCCTGTTCTATCTCCAGCATTGAGACGCCCAGCTCCTCCAGTTTATGCATCTGATATTCAGCTGTACTGGTCATCATGTAATCATTCTGCGATATCCTTCTGGCGATGTCTTTCAGGATACGTGTTTCTAGTTCGTCGAAGTACTCAGCGATTCCCTCCGGTACATCCCTCAGATATTTAGGATCGAGCATTAGCTAGTCCCCTCTAAGATTGCTTTTGCTTTTTCCTTAGATACACCTATCGCTGTGGACAGCACATTTACTGCTTGACCTATTGTCAAAGTACCTGCAGCATATTGTTGAATAATAGCAATCAAGGATTGTGTTTGCGCACCGTTTAAAGCCTTGCCAGCTATTTCTTCATCTTCATCCCCTGTGCTATCAAGCCCCAACTGAGGATTTTCTTGCTCATCTCCTGGAAACGAGATGCCAGATCCTACTTCTTGCAATAGTTCAGCTTTCGCCTGCTTTTCCGTCAGCCCCTGCCACTTCACCTTGTATTTCCATTTCGGCATCAGCCCCTCACGTACCTCCTGCATGTCCTGAAGACGTTCCTTTTCAGCATCTACCACGATACTGTCATCCCAGTCGAATGATACATCAAAGTTGCCATAAGGACACAGGTTATAGATACTGCAGTAGAAATCTATCGCATCGATCAGGTCCGTCAAGGCATCCTGTAGCGCCATCTGCGTATCAGATACGAGGGTATAGGACCTCTGCTTACTGCTTTTGATCTCTTCTGCAGTCTTATCCACATTCTGCGGATCACTGATTGTACCATAAGCAAGGCTGCAGTTAAACTCTATGAGCTTCAGCTGCGCATTGAAGCCTTGGAACAGTGGATCAGAGCGTATGTCCGGACTGAAGGTATCCATCAACGGTTTATCTCTTGCCCCGGTATCGAATGTCAATGGGCGATAAAGTCTGTCTTTCCCATGTGGATACAGTTTCTTACTCTTATCGTTCGGGTCATCCTGCAGCATGCTTTCACCGATATGGACAGCGACCTCCTTTGCTTCATACTCCCAGCTGATCTGACTGTAGCGTACATCTGCTTCACGGATCAGGTCGACTGCACGGGAATATACAGAGCATCCAAGCGGACTGTCCGTATCATCAGCGTTGGCCAACGGTACCTTGAAATAACCGAAGGGTACTTTCGCAACACCGGAGAATATCACTTCATATTCCAGCCGCGACCATTCCTGAACACTTTGAACCGGTATCTCCGTCCCAAGCGTTGCATCAGTCGTACTACGGTATGCGTGATTCGTGATACGCAGCTTGTCACCTTTCAATTCATGATCTTCCAGCCTAGTGAAGATCGACTGGCCTTTCCGCATCTGTTCTGCGAACACGCACCTTGTGATATTTCCCGAGTCGTCAAACGATACAGGAAAGAATGCGTCAGCCTGGATGAATTGGATACTGATCCCCTGTTCTGTCACATACGGTTTGAATACCAGTCCGCCCTTTGCACATCCGTATTCAACGTACCTTCGGATGTCCTTCAGCATCTTTGCATAGGGCTTCTGTAGATACTCCGCTCTAGGACTTCCGGATATCTCTGATTTCAATTCCAGAGTGACCAGCCTTGCAATCTCGGAAGCGATGGCTGCGGGCAGGTTGCAGCTCTTCACATTTCTATTCAACCAGAAGGCTTTGTTTTGGAACATCTTAGACCAAAGCTCTATCTGTGTAGCCATCTTCATAGTTAGAGCCATATCTACCTGCGTTTCTGAAGTCTTGTTCAGTTCTTTTGCAATAAGGCTCATCATCCTTGTGAAATTCATTCCATCACCTCCTACTCATACCGGATGAACTTCTTGATATACCGTTCGATCGTATATTCAAATGCATCCAGGGTATCTATATCGCTGGTCCCATCATCCAGCCGCTCATCCACTGTGATCTCCTTAGGATTCCAGATAGCGGTGCATAATGCAGATACCAGTGTGTCACACATCTCTGGCATATAAGAAAAGCGCATCTGCGCCATCATCCTATTGGTGAGGCGGATACGCTCCGTTATTACTTCTTTCAATGCGTCGTCGATACGCAGCCAGCCGAGTCCGTTCTTTCTAGCTGCACTTTTCAGTCCATTGATCAATGTCTGTTCTGCGCTGTCACAATAGACATGTGTGATATTACCATACATGTTCAGTACCTTCAGGCAGAAGTCAATGAATAGCTGCCCCAGCTTGTCCGGATCGATATCTTTCTTGCTGCAATCATGCCATTCCGAAGCCAGAGTAATGATTTCCTGATATCCTCTGGTGATACCGGTCGCAACAAACGCATGACCGGAACCGTTGCCTCCGAAGTCCACGCCGATGATGATCTCCATGAGGTTCTTCGGTTTTTCCTTACGCTTGAACCGATTCTCACCTGTTTCAGCTTCAGATTGTACGGCATCAGCGAATGCACGGTAGATAAGCCCCTCCGCAATCATACGCTTTCCAAGGATATCACGTTGGTACCAGATGCTGTTCTTATCATACTGTGCCATGATCTCCTGAAAACGTTCTTCTGTTACAGTTACGTTGTCGAATATCGTGAAGTGCTGATAGTTGTAGCCACCGATCAGTGCCCCTTCTTCATCCTGTTTCGCATATTTGTCGATGTAGTCTCTGTAGATCTTAGCCTTTGGGTTGTCTGGATTGAGGTCCCAGAAAATCTTACGCTTATCAGCTGCCAGCTGCCGGTTGAATGCCTCACGGATCGTATTCTCATGATGCAGGTTGATTTCAGTTGCGATCCACATGCCATATGAGTTTCCACGTATCTTCTTGAAGCTGTCTGCCTTGGCCGCACCTGCAAAGATGACGATACGCTGTTTATATCCTGTTGCGGGTCCTTTGATATACAGACAGTCATTGTCCTTGTATTTCCCCCAGTGCGATTGTCCACGGAAGATGTATTCCAAGCCGAAACCATTGGCGTCACCGATATTAAGCTTCGCATTCGCCACTGTAGAACCGGTGGCCAGATGGATGCGGTCTTTCGTGAAGCGAAGCTCATGAGCGAACGCATACACGTTATCGACGGTCTTACCGGCACGTACAGCGCCTTCGGCTACATTGATTGTACACTGAACACACTTCCGGATGTAGTCGATATGTTTCTGTCCGAATCTATACTGTATCGTTTTCTTCTTTGTTATCTTCGCCATAGATCATATCGTCCGTTTCTTCCAGGTCTTCAACCTCAGCATTATTACCCGTAAGCTTATCCGTCTGCGCCCTTAACTGCTCCAGCTGCGCTTTCTGTAAGTCTGTAGCTTCGCTATAATGCTTATCCAGCCATTTTAGCGCAAACTCTTTGCTGACAAGTTTTATAGAGCAGCCGTCTTTGCCCTGTTTTACTTCCTGAATAAGTGTGCCATCAACATCACATGATTCTTTCAGGTTTATGACGTTCATCATGAATGTGTTTCCGTTTTTATCATGCACCTCTTCCTGCCCGAATGACAGATAATCGGTTACATCCGAATAGGCAATGTCAATCATCTTCTGGAAGTAATCTTCTGTAGAATACATGGTCTGTTTGATCTTTGCATCTTTGATTCTTTGTATCTCTTCTTTTATTCTAGCATTCCCTAGCAATCGTGGACCGTTAGCAGCTGCCGTGAAGTAGTCACAGCTATATGCTTTTTGATATGCCTTAGTCGCATTGAACCATCTTACATAATACAAACAAAAAAGGCGCTGTTTCTCGGTCAGCTCCTCATTGTTCAGTGTTTCTATTTCTTCTGGCAGTAGCTCTGTTTTAGGAGGCTTCTCTATACCATTGTTCTGTTTAGTAACGTTATCTTTCGGAATAGTAACGTTACCTTTCAATTCCTCGTCCCAGTGATCTAATGATTTCCACCTGCGAATCTGTGTATCTTGCTTACCTACAGCTTTAGCAATATCCTTTAGCAGCATCTTACCTTTGCTATCAAGATACATCCGCTTAGCTTCGTCTCTGCTGGGACTTCTTTGTCTTGGCATAGATTAACCTCCTTTCGTTATAATTCCACTTCAGTTGACTTTATTTCATCGATATAGCGTGATTCAATTACATTCTTGTTTATCACGCTTTCGTATGCTGCCATTATCTTTGGCATCTGTATAGCCATCCAGTCAATCATTTTTCTTCATTTCTGGCCCATCCATCGATATCGCCAAAATTGCAGTCAAGCCCACTCTCAAACAAGAATGCATGTATCAACTCATGACGTAAACACTTTTTTTCATAAATCTTTATAGATTTTTCCGGTATCGTCATTTCATCGCGATCAACATCATCATCCTTGTGCTTTCTGACATGTATTTCTTTTACATGAAAGTCACAATAACCATCACATTGCTTATACCTGTTGTTTTCTGCCAATGTATTGAATATGACTGTGTACTGGGTACCTAACGCATTTACCTTCATTTCAGATTTTCCTTTATGCAGCTGCTTATCATCTTTGCAATTTCTTTGCCAGATATGGTTAAAGGTATCTCGATGCGGCATGGCTGTGCGTATACCGGTTCTTTATCACACATGATTGATAATGCCAGCTCCAACCCGTTATACAGTCCCTGGTTATAATCGTCATAACAACCTTTTAAGCTGCAACCCTGAACCTTACGCGCCTCCTCTAGTGATTTGATCGCTGTGCCTATATCCATATGTGTTCTGCGTTCCTTTTCCAAGAGATATTCAGTTTCTCTAAGCTTATTTGTCAATCTATATATTTCTCGCTCATTATTCCATTTCACATTTCTCAAATGCCTATTTTCTTGTCTTAAATCCATTTTTAATCCCTCCTGATACTGCATACAGCAGCAATCTCATTACGCCTGCGTGCGTTTTCTGCATCCAGCGCCTTACGCTCTGCCTTGTGCCATTCGCACGCTCTGTGGCATCCTGGATGGCGTTTAGGGCAGTCTTTACATACTGTGATCATCCAAATCCTCTGGAGTAACACAGAAAACTAACAACAATATCCACCATAAAGAGTAGTTGATACACATGTATAATGCCAGTGTAATGAGGTATGCGTTGAATAACAGACAACCTATACTGATGAGTAAATCACATATATATTTGTATTTCATCCTTCCAGTCCCTTCTTTCTCTTACTAAAGCAGAATGAAAATCCGAATACATTTAGCTGTAACCATGCCTCTGCGTATTTCTTACCATTCTCGGTATACTTTGTGATATAGTGATGTAGCATTTGATACGCCTTCCTTTCTGGGTAAAATAAAAGAGCATTGCAGCTCCTTACTTAATCATACGTGTTGTGAATCTACATTTAGGGCAATAATATAAATCGCCTGCAAGTGCATAATGTATAAGCTTTTTATCATTATCCCAACATTGCATGCAGCACGGTCCATCTTCTTTTTCATCATGCAGTTTTCTATAATAGCTTTCTCCTCTCAGAATTACATTTTCCTCTTCGTTCATCTTTCTTTCTAATTCTCGTATTTTATCTTTCATCTCAATATTTTCTTCCATGAGACTTACTGCCGCCATATAAGAATCAAGGACTTTTCGATACAAATCAGCATTATCTGATTGTTGAGCCACTACCACCGCATCTTTTATAGTTGTTTTAACCGTATCATGCACACCCATTTTCTTTACCATCCTTTTTACATGTATTTTACTACATAAACGATGATAAATAAAGCTTGCATAATTCATTTCGTACAGCTCCTCTCTGGGTAAATTAAAAGCACGTTTTCTCCTGTATCCCTTATAACGGGCAGTTCTACGTGCTTTGTTTAACAGGCGTTCGGTTAATAGCATACGTCTATGCATCCTTAGCCTCTATCTCAGCAAATCTCAGGAGCATGGTGTTCTCAGGCTTATACCCTACTCCCACTCAGGAACCATACTTACCCCTTCGTAATTTGCTTTTTTTTGGTTATTCCGCCACCAGGGCAACCAATATATCTAACAGGTTTTCTCATTAGTATGAGGTCCTTCCCTGTTTTGATATTTTTTTTAATTGTGACATACCGCCGTTAAGCCAATCCTACCCACGCATACGTCACTGGCGATTATTTGTACGAAAAATCACCTTTAGGAAAGGATATTTAGCAATACACTGCGTACATTTGTATTGCAGTCCATTGAACAAGAAGTATCTTCCTGTTCTTTCCATGCTATCATAATATCACGGAAAACCCTTTACTCAGTA